AAAGATAATAAATCATCTGATTCACAATCGGGGTGTTCATATTGACGCAAGAATAAATCTTCAGCGTAAGCTTTGACTCTTAATTTTTGGATTTCGTAGTTTTCGTCGAAGAATTTAGGTCTATTCCTTTTGTATTCAGGATAGTAGGTTAGTCTTAAATAACCACCTCTCTCACCATCCCACATGATAATAACCTTATCTATTGATAACTCTACTATGAGTTTTCTTAATGTGGTGTAGAATTGGAAAATTCCGCCGATATGTACCTCCTTGTAGAAAACATTTTTCGCGCCATTGTAAGATCTTTTTAATAACACATTGCCATCAACAAGAAGTGTTTTAGTTTTTTCTTTTCTTTTAGTTACTTTGAGCCCCGTCATTGTTTGACACAAAATTAAAGGGTTGGACAATAGTTCTTCTTTCTGATATATTAATTGGGGTTGGATTATCGACTAGAATTCTCAACGATATCAACTCATCTTTTATAGTTTGTGTTTGTGTACCTACTAAGTACTCATGAACCAAAACTGATACGTGGTTTTTAATATCATCACCTAGTGTTTGATATATTAATTGTAATTGTGTCCAGTCGATTCTCATTATTTATTAAGTATAAGTTTATTAAATCTATTAGTATATTTTTCGTTTAAAATAATTTCACCATTTTTAATCATTTCTTCTAATTCAGTAAAAGATATCTTTTTAGGTTCCACCATTTTAAATTTAAAACCGTTCATAGAACAAAATTCTTCAGCGTATTTTCTTTTAATACTATTAACTTGTGTATTCCACAGTTTTTTCGGTTTACACTCTATAATGTATTTATTATTTAAGATAAAATCAGGAAAATAATTCCTTTTCTTACCGTCTATTTCGTACTGAATCTTATATTTGTCTTGTTCACCAGACTCCCAATTAATATTAAACCTTTCGATGATATTAATCAGGTAAGATAATTCCAATAAACTTCTAAAATAAAAATCCTTATACCACCCACCCCAACCATTACCAGATTTTTTTGGTGAGGGTTTACCAAACATGGGATTATTTTCACCAGATGATGATAATGATTGTATTTTTTTAAACTCGGTCATCATGTCATTAGCTACTTCCACCCCGTACTTTTCAACCCAGGATTTGTAATAACCCCTATTGTAGTTGGGGTTATCACTACCTTTAAATTTTTCTGACAATTGTTTTCTAAACTCTTCTGTCTTTATTTTGTTGTAATATTCTTTTCTTTTTTCAGAATTTTTAGATGTTTCCACCATTTTTAACATACTGTCTTTGGTATGTTTTTTACCATAAAAGGGGTTTTTATCACCTTTTCTATTACAACTCAAACATGGTGTATTATTTTTTGTGGATTTCATAAAAGACCTTTTATCTTTATATACCATCTCACAATTACATATATGACAATTTTTTATAAACATATATTATAAATATACACCCAGTGTCTAAAAGTCCTAAAAAACTAGTCTTCAAATAATTGATAATCACCTTCTTTATCTTCTTCCAAAGAAAAGTCTGAATCTACTGCCCCCAATTTTTCTTTCCAAAATTCAGAATAGTTTTTCTTATATTGATCCACAGCTTCTGTAGTATCTTCAATATAACCATGTGGTACGGCTATTATTTTACCATCTTTGTAACCTAAACCGTTTATATGGTTTTTTAACACAGATACTTTAGTACGTATACCAAAACTAACTTTCCTTTTATCTTTGGTTGCCATTATATGTGAAATACCAGACTTCTTTTGATTACCGAATAAAAACACTAAACTAGATGCCAACCAAATTGCCTCACCACCTTTAGCCTTTATTTCTGGTTGTCCAAATGGGTTATCCGGTAAATCCACCCATGGTTGGTTCACTATTATTAAACTGTTTTCATATGGGTAATCCTGTTTTTTTGACTTGGATATTCTTCCACTAATACCTAGACCTATTTTATCAGCTAAAGTTGATGCGTTATGCATTTTACCACCTTTACCTTCAAAGGTCATTTTACAAGGTACCGAACCTACAGAGTCCCAAAAGAAAGCTAAACTATGTGGTAACTCACCTTTTTCTTGAGCATTTAACAAATCATTCATATAATCAGTGATTTGTTCGATATAATCAAAATCATCACGGAATAAGAAGAATCCGTCCCACTCACCTTCTGAATTTTTTTCACAATCTAAACCAAGCTCTTTAGCATGATCAAAAGACCATTTTCTTTCTGTTATTATGAAAACAGGTAAATGACCCTTCTTTTGTGCATCAGCGGCAGCTTTAATTAAAGCTGTGGTTTTAGAACTATTACTGTGGCCTAAAAACATAGATATACCACACACAACAGGCCCTGGTATACCACATGCTTTGTGAAATGCTTCACCACAATCAAAATACTCTGTTTCCTTGTATTTAGTTTTCGTACTAAACTTATTTTTTAAATTGTCTAATGAAAACTGTTTTTTACCAATAGACTTTTTTGTTGCTTCTTTACTTTCTGACATAACTTAAAAATTAAAATGGCATTTCATCATCATCACCAGCCTCATCCTCAACACTAGGGGCTGTATATTTAGCCGAACTTGTAGGAGTTTCTTTCTTAACCGTTTCTTCACCTTTAGCTACAAACTTTTCAAGTTTTTTATCCCAAACAGGTGTTTCACCATTAGCTATAATTTCAAGATATTCAAGTGGAGAAGATTTATAAATTTCTTTCCATGATAAAGTATCTTTAACCCATGATTTAGCTTTTTCTTTATCATTTGTTAACATTGATGGGTCTTCGGCCATAATTGAAATTATTTTGGTGTTGTTTTTATCACCACGGCCTAACATAAGTGTAAGGTCACGACCTTCTCTACCGTCTGCAAGATTTCCTTTTTTAGTGAATAAAGGTATCATTTTATCTAATTCACCTTCACCCTTATAGTTATGACGAAAACGCCAAATTTTAACACCGTCTTCTTCTTTGGAACGGTCAATAACACGAACAAGGTAAAATTTACCTGCTTTGTAAGTTTTAGCTATTTTTTTATCTTCTTCACTACCTGTTGCTTTTAAAGCCTTTTCGACTTCACACAATGGACAAGTTTCACCGTCGTTATGTTCTCTACAATAAAGTTTTCTCCATTGTCCATTAACTTGCATAACGTGAAAATAACCTTCTTCAAAAGGTGATGCACCTTCTTTGGTTGGCATTAAACGAATAGTTGCTTCGCCATTTTTTTCTCCATCTTCTAAACGTGGGTTAAAATACTTTGAAAAGTCCTTTTCTTCGAAATTTTTACTGCCACCAGTATTCTTATTCTTCTCATACTGTGACATGATTGCATCTAATACATTACTCATTTTGTTTTTTTTTAATTGTTTAACATTTATTTAATACGCAGTACATATGATGTATACGTAGGTTAATTATAATGGATAATTAAGATTTTGTAAAGCAGAAAAAAAGGGGAAAGTTTCCCCTTTTCTATTTACTTTTTAAATTGTTCTTTTTTTCTTTTTAGATTCAGGAACAAAAGATTTTTTAATATCTGTTGTGTTGTAATCTTTAACATCTTCAGGTTTTACTTTCCAAACTTTAACCTCACCGTCTTGACTTTCAGCGTCAGGAGTACCTGAAGTAATTTCATAATTATCTTTTAATTTTTCATCATTCCAATAATCAGTTAATTTAACGTTGAACGGATATGAGTCTAATGAACGTAATTCTAATTTTTCTTTAGGTTTTTGTGATTGAATATCTCTCTTAATAACATTAAGTTCGTTAGCCACAGTATCTATCTTTGATAAAGTAGATTGTAACGCGTCAAACTTGGACATTAAATCTGTTATCATATTTTTACCTTCTTCGGCTGCTTTAACAGCCTTTTCAGAATAACCTTTAGCATCGTCAGCACGTTTAACAATATCTGTTACATCTATTTCTTCAACTTCCTCGTCTGCATCTTCAGTTTCTAACTCGTCTGCAGCACTGAATTCATCAGCCGTACCAAATTCGTCGGTGTCTTCTTCCTCCCCACCTTCAGTATCAGCAGTTTCTTCATCACCACCTTCTTCTTCTCCTCCGAAATCGAAATCAGGGTTATCACCACCCTCTTCTCCACCTTCGGTGTCAGTTGTTTCTTCTTCTGTTTCTGTAGTCTCCTCTTCATCGGCATAATCAGTCATATCATCAACTGCCGGATATGTATGTCTATATCTACTTTCTTCCAATGAAGACTTACCTTTGGTTGGATCATAACCAAGAAGTTCTCTATGTCTTTTTAGAGATTCCGATAATTCTTTAGATAAATCTTTTTCCATATTTAGTTTGTGTATTCGTTTAAAAGTTGTCTACCATCATTTGTGATGATTTTTTTATTTTCTCTCTTTACGATTTCTTCAGGGTTGTTAATTAAACACTCATCGGTGTTACAATCTTCTTGTTTTTTACCCTTTAAAAAATTATCCAAATTAGATTGAATATTTTTTTCATTTTTGTTTTTGTTTACTAACATGACACTTTTTTTATATAAATATCGTTAATTATTAAAAAATATTCTTTCAATAGGTAAAATCTCTAAATCCTCCCCTTTGAGTAGTATTATTTTATTTTCATACTTACTCCAATCAACTTGAAAGTCTTTATGATTAACATTACCTTGTAAACCACTTTCTGTTTCTATTAATTTATTTAAAGCATTAATTGTAAACATGGTACTACCTTTTTTATGTATTTGTATGGTTTTAGGGAGTTCTTTTTTTATGTCTATCCTTTTTTCAATATCTAAAGATAGTCTATATGTTAATACATAATCATCATTCATTTTGAAGAAAAAAACATTTTGTTTTTTAACATTAAAATTTTTCCAAATTTTATTTAAGAACCAATCTAACTTATCTTCTTTAAGGAATGACGCTAGTAATAATGTTTTTTGTTGCATCTCTGTATATTAAGTATGGTAAATATTTTATATCCAAGTACTTAAGTTCATTTTTAAATTCTTTTTCCATTTCACTGTTAAAAAAATTCATAATTTCTTTCACCACATTAAGTACAACATTTCTATCAAACTTTATGAAATCCAATTGATTAAGGTCGATAGAAAATAAATTAAAGTTGTGATATATGTACACAACTTTATTTAGATATAAATATGCAAAACCACCAGAGAGGCTCTTTATTTTTTCAATTAATTCTTCGGTATTATTTATTTTATACATAATAGGGTCTATATTAAAATATTTTAGACCTTTTATAAAATCGTCGTAAGATTTTTTAATAAATTTCTTTAAATCAGATTCAAATACACCACGTTTTTCATCGGTAGAAAATGTCCAATAAAGATTATCTGATATCTTTTTATTTAAAATTGATGCTTTATTAAAATTATCTTTAGTTAAACCCCATCCGATTATTAATGTAGGGAGTTCTTTGTTATCTAATTTTAAATAATCTTCAGGAGACATACGAACAAAGTTTGTTGGTATTCCTGTTAAATCGTCTTTTGATACTATAATTCCAATGATATTCATATAATATAAAAATATAATGAATAAAAATGAAAAAATAAATTAATACTTACTTAAAGCCATTTTATAAACAGTCCATATTTCTTCAGCACCTGACGAACATACTTTTGGTGTACAAATTTGTTTGTTTTTGGTTTCACCAGGTTTTGCTTGTTTTTCACATGGTTTTGCTGAAGATGATAAAGATCTAGCTAATGAAGTCCATGTACAATCTAATTTTGTTTTTTCAATCATAGTGGAAAAATTATTTACTGATTTTTCGGCCTCTACTAATAATTCTTCGGTTATTTTTTTTAATTTTAAATATTTGTAGGCCAAATAATCTTGATTAACTTTATTAAAAGGTGCGTTATAATTATAATTAACTTTTTTATAAGTTATTGGTGTATCAAGTTTAGGTAATTTTAAAATGTCTTTTTCCCTTTGTGACATATCATACCAACTACTAGCTAAAAATTGATACCTTCCAGCAGCTGTTGTAAAATCATTACCTATAGGTACAGACCAATTTTTACCTTGGTGTCCAAACTCAGCATTGTCTGACCAACCGTTTATGGTAAAAAAATTAAATAATAAATCATAACCGTTATTAGAAACACCTAAAGTTCCTTCTGTGTAAGCCAATGTGTCCAACATAGCTTTGTAATGTTTTGGTATTGTTTCCATATTTTTATATTTTACCTAAATAACCTAATCTATAACTTATTTTTTGAATGTTACTTAATTTTTGTGTACTTTTTGTACCTAATGTACCGTTACCTTCAGTTCCTTCACCAGAATCAACTTTTTTATATTTACAGTCAGTATAAACAGCTGTTTTACCGTTTTTAGTTTTTGGGTTTATGACTATGGATTTATCTGGTTTGTCAACTTTAATTGTGTACCCATATACTGTAGGTGATTCATTAACTAAGCACTTAGCAGATGTTCCGTGATATTCAAAATGCCAATGTTCTTCAAGTGGATCACCATCCCTCAATTTTTCAGGTAATATCCATCCGTAAGTGTATGAATTATCGAATAACCATTTTAAAGCCGGATTTTCATTAATATTAAAATATTGTGGTTGATTTTTCTTATTAGGTATTATGGATCCATCTTTTCTAAACATTTGTATATCTACCGCTATACACCAACCGTGTGGTGATGTACCAGGTTCTGCGGCTGCATTACCATATTCTTTTTTAATATCAACTTGTTTATTATAATCTCTAAATACTGATGTTATATAAGCGTAAATGCCTTTGTCACCTTTAAAACCATCTTGTATCATCCAACTAACCCAATCATTCATCATTACCACTAAAGAATCTGAAGCTTCGGTTATTAATAAATTTTCTCTAGCATTGTTTAATTTAAAATTGTTAATACCTTTTATTGGTGGTATTGCTTTTAATGTAATATTACCAGCTGATACATTACCGTTTGTTGACCCATTTTCTATTAACGTTTTTACAATTGGTGCGTAAGAACCGGTTGGTATTACTGACTTACTTTTAGAACTACTTCCGTTATTATTATTATTATTATTATTGTTATCAACAATAGACTGTCCTGAACCATCACTAGATTCACCTTTAAATGATAGATTCATTGCTGTCGCTACATCAGTGACAATAGGTACAGTCATTTTAGGTTGTCTAACACCTTTAAAAGATGTTGTGGAGTTGTTTGGTTTAAAATTATGTTTAACTTCTGTTATTAAATAAGTTCCACTAAACATTGGTACTCCCATTAAATCAAAGTAAATCATTGGTTGTATCATCATATTACCAAATGATTCTATTTCACAAGTGTATGAACGTGTTAAATAGGCTGTATTTAAATTTTGTCCCTTTGTCGTTCTATCGCTACCACCTTGTTGTGATAGTTTATCTATAACCATTAACGATTCTGCAGTTTCTTTAAAATCAGCCTGATCTAACTGTATATTTTTAAAATGGTTTTGGTTTTCAATACCATAAGTAACTTTAAAAGCTGTTGTAGTTTTGGATATTTCGGTGTTGGTGAAATCTTCCGGTATGTTATTACCAAATCCTGTTAAAGAAAAACTGTCGTTATTTATGTTTTTTAAAGCATCATTATCTTGTTTACAATTAGATTTTAAAGTATTGTTATTTAAGTCTAATTGTCTGGAAGTACCTCCCACATACATAGACAAAAATATTGGCCCACAACTTATTGTACTTAAATCATTTACTGGCCTAAACATATCCACTAAAGCGTCATCAGATAATCCTGAATGTGTAAAATTTATGTATGCTGGAAGTGGAAAAAATAAATATTCATTTTGTACTAACAAATCTGTTATGTATTGATATAGTGATAATTTTGGATTGTCTAATATTTCCATTAATTTTGTCACGTCTATTACAGCAATATCACCAATGTCACCCATAGCTCTATTTACGTATTGAAAATTGTTTGCCAATGTTTTTGGTGGTTCATTACTTTGTGAATCATTACTTTGTGTTTTACCTCTGTATCTGTAATTGCCATCACATACGTTATTACCGTCATTAACAAGAGTAAAAAAAGATTTACCTTTATTTGATGCTGAAATCCATTTATCCGATAAAGATTTAAAAGTTCTATAAAGAGATAATTTAATATCATCATCGTTAATTATGGAATCGTTGTTTGTACCACTCTCAGTTTCTTTTTTATTAACCTCTTGTATCCTTTCATTCCTTTGTTTTGTAAACTCATTATAAAAAGAAGTTAAATAACTATCTAATATTTTTTTTGAAACTAAAAATGGTTGGGAGTTACCTATAGATTTAAATTGATTTGTTATTGCATCTGTACCAGGTTGTGTATCATCTCCAATACCATACCATATCTTAGGTGTAGAAGATAACAACCAATATTGATCCGTTAACAATTTTTTTAAACTAGATGTAGATTCATCGTCTTTAAGTGTTAAAACATAACTATCTTTATGATTACCTACGGTTTTAACCGATATGTCTTGTCTAAGTTGGTAATTTGTAAATATAGTAGAAGTTTGAGATCCAAAATTTACAGGATCAAAAATTGGTAATATGTTTTGTCTCCATTCTTGACTATCACACCATTTTTCAAATTCTTCAATTATTTTATTTTTTATATCGTCTGGTATATATTGTAATACCATACCTAAGTTACCATCATAACTTCTGGATCTGTAAGTGTAATATTCACCACTATTTAATGATGTACCATCATAATACTCAGTATTATCATATGTAACAGGCATTATTGTTTGGTAGTCCATGTAATCTATACCATTTTCAAAAGCCACAACAAACCCTGATGCTTCACCTTCATCGTTATCATAAAAAATTTCTGGATTAACATAAGGTATGTGGTGTGGTGCTATCCATAGTTGTGGCCAACTATATGATTTAGTTTCAGATTGTGGGGTGACCTGTTCGTTAGTTAAATTTAAATTATCTTTTAACGGTCCCATTTTGTCTTTATAGATATTATAATATCTAAAAGAACAATAAGGATCATTACCACCATCTAATATTTGACCTTTCTTTCTGTTTTGATATTCATTACTAAAAACAGATGTTTGTATGTTGTTAACATAAAAATTATTGTTAGTTATATTGTATAATTTATTTAAATATACTGGTATATCATTCCTCTCTATCGGTTCATTTTTATCAAATCCAAGTGTATAATTTTTATACAATCTTTTTGTGTATGTACCACCTGTTGGGTTATAATTAAATCCGGGTTGTGCTAAAGGGTCAAAACCATTGGGTTTATCGCCTTTATCACATTTTTTACAAGTTAAAGGTTTGTTCCATACTATTTTGTCATTAATTGTTTTAGTACCCACAAACATTTTCCATCTCCATAATTCAGAACCAAGTGTTAGTAACCAAGCCTTTGGTACTTTCGCCATACCACCATTAATCATAAAAGCTCTTAATGATTGTATTAATGCTGGGTCAGAAGATTTACCTTGATCTATAAGATTTGATGCACCTATTGCTTTATTTTTATCCCATAAATAACCATCATCAGACGTATATCTAGTTATTAATGGGGTGGTTTTTAGTGTATGTAAAAATAAATAAGCTAAATTTCTATACTGAATTTTATCGTCAGTATCCATTCCACCACTAGAGTTAGTTTTTAATCTACTTCCACTTGCGTTAGTTCTAAATTTATTTATATTATCCAACCATAATGGTGTTGATATGAATGGTGTAGAAATACCGTCACCACCTGCCACACCTTCACCTGTTATATTATCTTCCGGTTCTATTTTAGTACTTTTAGGATCAGAAAAATTTTCTAATTTAGGGAAATTATCACCATTAAAATCAATTTTATTGCCAAATATATCACCTTGATTGTTTTCATCTGTTAAAAAACTAATTCCATATGTTTCATTCAAATTATCGTAGTCCCAATAAGATAATAAACCCATGTTTGATATAGATAATTTACTAATATCAGTGTTTTTGTACCAATCCGTTAATTTACCTTCTTTAACATCTGACATTGCCAAAGTTATATATTGTTGTGGGTTACTTAATGAAGTTATGAACCAACCAACTTTTTCATTTTTATCTAAAGTGATTTTATTTATATCTTTAGGGTAATCTGTTGCATCATCTAATGATTTAGTATTAAAATTTATAAATGAAGTTTCTAACGATATTTTATCGGAGTAGTTGTTTATTTGACTAACTAATTTGTCATTGGTTATTTCTATTTGTCTAGTACTACTTTCAGGTGATCCGTTTGGTGCTGGTATTATTTTAAATAAATTATTGAAATCCATTTTATGTGGATTAGCATGAATAACAACTTTTCCAAGAGTGTCTAACTTTATTCCATTATTACCAGTATCTAATACATAATACACGTCATCCCAATTAAAACCATATGAAGCACCTAACGTACTTCCAGTTGATATTGTAGTATTTAAATTGGATATTTCTGCTGCTGTTTTTTCCGTCCAATTAAATCCGTCTGTTTTTAAACGACTTAATACGGATTGTATAAATTTTTCGGGATCATTTTCTTTAAGAATTAAATTTAACTCAAGACTTATTTTATCACCGTCATCTTTACTGTTTAATAAATTCCAAGCATCCATTGCTCCTAATATAGATGCAATATCGTCCTGACCATTATCTGTGTTTTTAATAGGATTCCATTCTGTTTCTTTCCTTCTAATACCTAATGGCATGTCCAACATGTCAGGTGTCATTCTAATTGGTGAAAAATAACTGTGATCTAAATTAATAAAAGCTCTTTCACCTATAATCCTGTAAGTGGTTTCTTTATCGTGAACATCTTTGTATTTTGTAGGGTTTTCATACCACAAAGGTGACTCCAATGGGTTTATTGGTACATAATTGTCAAAACCACCTATACCAGTTGTATCATTTTCAATTATTTTTGTCTCTTCTTTAAACTTTTTTAATGCTTTTAAAAAATCTTCAACAAATATACACTCAACCCAATTAGGGTATCTTCTACCTGGATATACTTCTTTTTCACCTTGGTTTTTGGCAGAACCAGATGGGGGTGTATAACCTTTTTCAATGTAAGTTGGCCATGGGTATACTTTATCATAACCAGAAAAAATATCACCTTGTCCATTTGGTGTTACTTGTGTGTTTTGTTCATGGTATTCTTCAGCCTTTACTTGTAAGTCTACTAATATGTCAATAAAAGTTTCAGTGTTACATAGTATGACAGTAAATATATTTCTTATTGAGGGTTTAAAACCAATTGTTGTGCTAAAAACATTATTGATTGCCTTATTAACTTCTAACCTTTTTTTATTTATTACACCAAGTTGATTTGGGTCTGAGGAGTTGTTATTTAAAATTTTTAAAGAATTGTCAATATCTTTTAATATAAAACCAAAATCTATAAAACTTATTGTTTGACCGTTTTTATCTTTTTGTATCTGATTGCTATCAGCATAAGACATTCCTTTTAAAATACCGTATTGAAAAGGTTTATTATCTAATAGATTATAAAAAAAAGTATATAATTGTTCTTCAGGATTTTTTTCTTCTATACTTTTTACATAATCATTGTTAAAACCCTCACTTAAACAATTAGTATACCTATCACCATAAACATCATTATTTGTTATTTTTTTTATTAAAATATCTTTTACTAAATTTAAAAATGTACCATTTTTTTTATTAAAATAACCGTATAATAAACCACTATCTTGTTTATTTAATTCATTAATTTGATCAGGGTTATTTAAAACTAATTTTTGTTTAAGTGGTGGTAAATTTTCATCTTTATAAGCCTCACTATTTTCAAAAAGATAGTTTTGGCTTTGTAATTGATTAATTAAAGTTGTAACAGTGTCACGATATTGTGTCAATAATTTTTGTAGAGCCTCTAAGTTTTGTAACTCAAAAAATTCCGGACTTTTAATAATGTTGGATTTGTTGTCTTTTTCAAAAACATTAATAAGTTTTACCAAATCCATTATAGTAGTACATCTATTATCACCTATAGCCGTATTGTCACACCAAGGTGAAAATGGTGATGTATCATCTATATCACTATCCAATTCTTGATTGTTGTAATGTATTTTAGTGGCTTTGTATTTTTCTCTTAATATTTGTTGTGGTTTATATTTATCTTCATCTAAAAATTGTGAAGCAGCTATGTAACCAACAATCATGTCAGAAAGAAAAGCAAATGTATAACCTATGAATTTACCAGAACACTCCATGTTACCGTTAGATGAATTAAATTTACAAGTAAAATTCATTAAATTAAGGTAATATTTTACTGGTCTACCATAATATCCTTTTAAAGTTAATTCAAAAATAGGGTATGGTAAATTAAAAAATAAACCATAAGGTGAACAAGAACCTTGTTCAAATAATGTAGCCCCACGAACATCAACAAAATCTATGTTAACTATCGGTGTTGTTTGTGATTTTATTTCTATATTTATATTAGTTATTCCAAAACCTTCAAAATCACTACCCACATTTTTTAATGTCCCACCAATCTCAGTCCAATCAGTAGTAAGATTGGGTTTTGTTTTAAATAATAATTTATTATCAATTATTTCTGTTTGTTGTGGTGATATTAATTCTATAGTATTTACTGGTGTAATTGGTTCTATAACTAAATTACTATTTTCGTCTTCAGTAAGTACTGTTTTTGTTTTTTGTCTAGCTCTTAAACTAGCATAAATAATCATATCTTCATGTGGTACAACTTGACCAGCAGGATTTGGATCTATTATTTTAATATTGTTAAAACCACCAACCGTCGGATCAACTTTTGGTTTAAATTCACTTTCCGATAAACCCATTAATTAAAATTATTTATTGTATAAAATATTATATGTATTTAAATTTTCTTGGTATCTTTGTAGGACGGTGTTTAACGGGTATGGTACTCTTATAACACTACCGACAGGTATATCAAATTCTAAACCACCGTATTGTGGGTTAGCCTGTAATATTAACCAACCATAATAAGGTACACCATAATACCTTTGTGAAACAATGTCAAGTCTTGTCCTACTTTTATATTCGATAAAAATATCAGAAGTGTTTTCTGGTATTTTTATAAAAGGTAAGGGTTTTACTTCATTGTTAATTTTAAAATTTTGATATCTATCGTAATATTGTTTTGCCATATTATTCTGGTTTTATTATAGGTTTTATTACAATACTTTTAGGTCCATTAGTAATTAAATTTATATTTGCACTTTTCTGCGTATATAAGTCTATTTTTGGTGTGTCGTAAACCCATATATCTATTGTTTGATTTTTTAAAACAGGTTGTTTTGGGAATTGTGATGTGGGTTTAGTACAAGAAGGACAATCAGAATAACTAACATTTGTTATAATAACCGGTGATATCATTTTATTAACAAGTTTGTAAAGAACTCTATATGTACCACCTTTTTTAACTGTTGTGTTTATGTCACTTACTGTTACAGTACCGTTTGCGTTAACTATTATTTGACCTACATCTACTTTTTCTTTTGGTGTTGTTGTTTTAGGTTTATTGTCACCGTCTGTTGTTTTTTCTTTGTCATCTAAATTTTTTGACGAACCGTCTTCTATTTCTTTTTTAGTTTTATCATCCGTAGTTACATTACTAGTATCATCATTACCAGCGGTTATTTCAACCTCCTTTAGTTGTATTGGATTATCCTCACTACCTAATTTTGGGTTATAAAAATCTTCTGCCTGATCAGGTGTTAAAAAGGCTCCATAAACTAAAGATTTTTTACTTTGAACGTTATCGTCGACAATTTTCTTAAACGGTCTATAAACACCTGTGTTAGCAAAAAAGTTATAAGACACAGCGTTTTGTAGTTGTTTTATAGGTCCACCCAATGAAGAACCACCAATAAACTTAAATCCCATACTAACTTTGGCAATCATAGGTTGTACACCAATACCTTCTGGATTTAAATCCCATTGTAAAGGTTCATAAGTTATATTAACGGAATCGATAACAATTTTAGTATGATAAAAATCACCAATTCTTAAAACACAAATGGGTGGTCTACCGAACACCATGTTTTGTGGTGTAGTACCTTCATCTATTAATTGTGGTCCTTGTCTTGTACATTGTAATAAAAATGTTAAACGAGAGTTAAGACCTTCAGGTGTCATAGAATGAAAGGCTGGATGAAAGTTATCAATTTTGTCATGTAAATTTTTAAAAGCCACAGGGTCGGTTCTTTCTAATTCTGAAAAATAATCCATTTCTGTTATAAATCTACCTATTAAACTTTCTCTAGCGTCCCTTTCTTGTTTGTTTTTTAATTCTTGTTGTTTTAAAAACTCTGGTTGATTTTTTAAATTTATTGTATTTAAAATAGAAGTTTGTATATCAGTATTTTCTTCTAATGTAATAGAAACATATCTTTGTAGTTTAGCGGTTTTTGAATTTGCTTGACCGTCTTCCAAAGGTGTACTTGAACAAGGATTACCGTCAGGACAACGACCATTAATTTTTGTAGAATTAGGGCAACCACTACCAACATCATCACTAAGTGGGTTATATTTTAAAGACCACCTTATGTCTCTTGGCATATCAACTTCTTTAGGATAATATTCGTTACAACCCTCACCACAATCTAATTTTACACCATCACCGTCTTCAAAATTAACTAAATCATCATAAAGTAAATTATAAACACTGTTAACTCTGTCTTCCGCTAATTTTTGATTAAAACCTGAAGAAGGGTCGGCAGGTGATGTGTAACCAACAATGTTTATTTTATAATTTTTACCATCAGGCGTCAAAAGAAACTCAACTAATTTA